GCCGAGGACTTCATCCACGGTCTCCAGGTACTGTTCAAAGAACATTATATTGAAGTACCTGAAGAAAAATATGATGTACTAGGTGATATGCAAGCTCAAACAGACGAACTGAGTGGCAAGCTAAACGATGCCATCAGCGAGAATGTAAAGCTGAAACAACAGGTTGTTGAGATGAAACGCCTGGCTGTTATAGAAGAGATGAGCAAAGACCTTGCTGACACCGAAGTTGCTAAGCTAGGCAAGCTTCTTGAAGGTGTTGCATTTGAGGACGAAGTTACTTATGCTGAAAAAGTTTCTGTAATCAAGGAAAACTTCTTCACTAAGAAAGCTTCTGCAGCTCCAGTTGCTACCCAGCAACCATTGGTTGAAGATGTAAGTCATGCAGAACCAACCATGGTAGACGATAGCTCTGTTGCCAGATATGCCCAGGCTCTCTCAAGAACCATCAAAGCACGTAAGTAAATAAATATTCAAAAGATCCCTTAGGAGACCCAAGAAATGTTTTTGTCAGAACAACTACAACAAAAGTGGGCAACAGTCCTTGACCACCCTGATCTTCCTGAAATCAAGGAAAATTATAAGCGTCAAGTAACTGCTGTTCTGCTTGAGAACCAAGAAAAAGCTCTGCGTGAAGAGCGTTCAGCTCTTTTGCAAGAGACACCAGCAAACAATGCTAGCGCAACAGCTGGTATTGGTACCTATGACCCAATCCTTATTGGTCTAGTTCGCCGTGCTATGCCTAACCTAATGGCATATGACATCGCTGGCGTTCAGCCAATGAACGGCCCAACAGGTCTTATCTTTGCAATGCGTAGCTTCTACGGTACAGACCGTGCAGCTGCTAGCGGCACAGAGGCCCTGTATAACGAAGCCGATACCGATTTCAGCGGTACAGGTACACACAGCGGTACAATCAGCAACATCCTAGCAACTGGTAGCTTTACCACAGGTACAGCGAACAGCACAGCTAACATGGAAGCTGCTCAAGACTACAACCAAATGTCTTTCGGTATCGACAAGACAACTGTTACTGCTAAGAGCCGTGCTCTAAAGGCAGAGTACACAGTTGAACTTGCACAAGATCTGAAAGCAATCCATGGTCTTGATGCAGAAGCTGAGCTCAGCAACATCCTTAGCCAAGAGTTCATGTTTGAGATCAACCGCGAAATCGTTCGCTTGATCTACAAAGTAGCCAAGGTTGGTAGCCCAGCAACAGCAGCTCCTGGTACATTTGACCTAGACGTTGACTCAAATGGCCGTTGGTCAGTTGAGCGTTTCAAAGGTCTATTGTTCAACATGGAACGCGATGCTAACCACATTGCACAAGATACACGTCGCGGTAAAGGTAACATCATCGTTTGCTCAGCAGACGTTGCAAGTGCCCTGGCCATGGCTGGTGTTCTTGACTATGCTCCTGCTCTTAGCACAAACCTAAACGTTGATGACACAGGCAATACATTTGCTGGTGTACTAAACGGTCGTTTCCGTGTATTCATTGATCCATACACTGGCAACCTAGGTGCAAGCAACCAGTTCTACATGGTTGGTTACAAAGGCGCAAGTCCATATGACGCAGGTATCTTCTACTGCCCATACGTTCCTCTACAAATGGTTCGTGCTATCGATCCTAACAGCTTCCAGCCAAAGATCGGCTTCAAGACACGTTACGGTCTGATCGCTAACCCATATGTTACACAGTCTAACGGTACAGTTGACGCAGCTACATTTACTGCCGACCGTAACCAGTACTACCGTAAGACCCGCGTTGTAAACCTAATGTAATTTGCATTAGAAACTAAACCGGCGTCAAGATCGGTAAAAATTCAAGGGGCCTCAGGGCCCCTTTTTTGTCGGGTATAAATACTGATATGTACACAGGAAATACAGCACTACTAACAAGTAACTGGACCAATTCACGTCCAAGTACGGTAAATTTTCTAAGACCAAACAGTTTCCAGTTTTTGGTCAAGGATCTGCCCAACGCAAGTTTCACCTGCCAGAGTGCAAATCTACCGGCCTTGAATTTGGGGTTCGCAGTTCAATCGACACCTTTTACAGATTTGTCTAGAATAGGTGATAAGATGAATTTTGGTGATTTCACCATTCGTTTCATCATCTCTGAGGACATGGGCAACTATCTAGAACTGTATCGCTGGCTCATAGCTCTGGGCTTTCCCTATGACTATGATCAATACAGTGCTTTTGTGGAAACGCGTCGTGATCGTTTCCCTTACACCAGGTTAGAAGCTGGCGCCCATAGTGACGGAACATTGATTATCATGAACAGTTCCAACAATCCTGGTATAAGTATTAGATTCCACGATCTGTTTCCTACTAGTCTCGAAGCACTGGATTTTGATGTAACTGGTGCAACACTTGAGTACTTTACTGCCATAGCATCATTTAGATATAAACGATTTGATGTTGAGGTTTTGCCTACATAAATTTTGATTTGGAGTAATTATGGATAAACCTGAAGCACCAACATCTGTACCACCAGTACAGGTGAGTAGTTTCCCTCCAGGGTTTGACCCACAAGCCATGATGCCACCACCAGGTGGTACATTTCCACCAGGCTTCAACCCAGCCGGCCCACCACAGGGCATGCCTCCTCCAGGACCTAATCAGCAAATGATTAGCGTAAAAATCGAGGATCTGCAGAAAGAGCGAATCTTCATTGCCACGCCTTGCTATGGCGGAGCACTGACTGAGCCATATTTCAGAAGCACTGTAAAGCTTCTGACCTTCTGCAACCAGCATAAAATTCCCCTAGCCTTTGGTACTATTGCCAATGAAAGTCTGGTTACCCGAGCACGTAATGTTCTGGTTGCCTACTTCTTGCAGAGCAACTTTACCAGACTGATGTTCATTGATGCAGACATTGAATACAATGTAGAAGATATTGTCAAGCTTCTGTACCATGATCGCGAAATCGTTGTTGGAGCCTATCCCAAGAAGGGTGTAAACTGGGGTCGTATTCGCGATGCCAGTCGTAATGCTCCAAGTGCTGAGCAATGGACAGAACGTGAAATTGCAGCCTTTGGTTCAGACTATGCCATTAATTTCCAGTTTGTGGATCGGGAAAAGAAACAGATCGCTGTAGAGCGTGGCCTGGTAAAACTTCATGACGCTGGTACAGGCTTCATGATGATCAAGCGTTCAGTCATTGACAAGATGATTGCAGCCTATCCAGAGCTGGCCTATAACAATGACCTAAACATTGGTCAGGATCTAAATGGTCTGTTCTATACTTTCTTTGACACCATGATTGATCCCAAGGATCGCCGTTACCTCAGCGAAGATTATACGTTCTGTCGTCGCTGGCAGGCCATGGGTGGTGATATCTGGTTAGATCCAACCATCAGTCTAAACCATTATGGTAGCTTCTGCTTCCAGGGCAATCCTGCTCAGATCATCAACTTTGCCTAACACAGAGACCTGATTATGAAATTATCGGAACTCCAGGAAGCCTGGGAAACTGATAGTAAAATTGACTTTACAAATCTGGGAAAAGAAGCGGTAAGAACACCGCTTCTGCATGCCAAGTATGTAAACTGGATGGGCAGTGTACGTCTAAACCTTCGCAAAGCCGAGAGTGACTATCTAAATACACGCAGAAAAAAGTATAGATACTATCGAGGCGAAATGACCAAGGACGAACTTGCACAGGAAGGCTGGGCACAGTATCAGGGAAACAAACCATTGAAAAATGAAATGGATGAATTCCTGACTACTGATCCAGACCTTATCACCTTGCAAGACAAAATCGAATATTTCAAAACAGTACTAAACCAGCTTGAGCAAATTGTTCGCAGCATCAACAGTAGAACCTGGGATGTCAAGAACGCCATTGAATGGCATAAGTTCAGTGCTGGTATGATGTGATCAATGGTAACAATCCGACAGAAAGATGCAGTATACCTAAAAATTGATGCAGATCCTGGAACACTCCAGGAACTGTCGGATCATTTTACCTTCGACGTTCCAGGAGCCAAGTTCCATCCCCTGTATAGGAATCGCATGTGGGATGGTAAGGCTCGTTTATTCAATATGATGGTCAGGGAATTATATGTCGGACTACTACCCTATGTTGAGAAATTTTGTCATGAGCGTGACTATGCTGTTGACAAATCTGAACTCAGTATCCCCACGGACAATCCAACTCGAGCCCAGGTGGAGGAGTTTTGCCAGGCACTGAATCTTGGAAGCCGAGGTGAGCCCTTGCAGATTCGTGACTACCAGATTGAGGCTGTATACCAGGCACTGAGCGATGGCAGAAAACTCCTGGTTAGCCCAACAGGATCAGGCAAGAGTCTGATCATCTATGCTTTGGTTCGTTGGAACCAGATGCATAAACGTCGCCAGCTAATCGTTGTTCCTACAACCAGTTTGGTTGAACAATTATACAGCGACTTTCAGGATTATAGTTGTCTGAACGGTTGGCGTACCTCAGAAAAAGTACATAGAATCTATGGCGGTCACGAAAAGAGTAACCAATACCCCATAGTAATCAGCACCTGGCAAAGTCTACAAAGATTACCCAAGGCATTCTTTGCACCCTTTCATTGTGTGTATGGCGATGAGGCACATTTGTTCAAAGCCAAGAGTCTGAGTGGCATTATGCAAAAATGCACCAATGCACACTATAGATTTGGTACCACAGGTACACTGGACGGAACCAAGACACACAAGCTAGTTC